CGCGACGCCCTGGCGACGCCGCGACCTGATTTGTGCTAGGCTCATGTCTTCTGAGGGGGCCGGCCGGCACGCTGAGGCCCATGATCAAGCCGCCCCCTCCTTTCCCCCGTCCGATCGATCCGCGGTGAACCCTTTCACCTGATCCCCTGTCCCGGCGTCCGGCACAATGCCGACCCATGGACAGATATCCACCCATCGAGATTGCCAAGCCCGGCCGGGTCACCGCCCTGGGCGGCCAGCCGTTCGAATTCACCGAATCGGTGCTGGCGGACCTGGCCGCGAGCTATGACCCGACCGTCTTCGAGGCCCCCCTCGTCGTCGGTCATCCGCAGACCAATTCCCCCGCCTACGGCAGCGTCGGCCTGGTCGAGCACGACCCGGCCACCCACCGGGTGCGGGCGATCCCGTCCGACGTCCACCCGAGCTTTGCCCAGGCGGTCCAGGAGCGGCTCTACCGCGCCGTCTCCCTCTCCATGTACCTGCCCGATTCCCCGTCCAACCCCAAGCCCGGGCACCACTACCTGCGGCACGTGGGCTTTCTCGGTGCGCATCCGCCGGCCATTCAGGGGCTCAAGCCCCCGGCCTTCGGCGCCGAGGAGGCGGGCGTGGTGTCGTTCGGGGAATGGGAGGACCGCGCCGTGGCCGGCCTGTTCCGTCGCCTGCGCGACTGGCTGATCGGTAGCGCCGGCCAGGAGACCGCCGACCGGGTGCTGCCCGACTACGAGATTCAGTCCCTGGCCGATGCCGCCGTGGCGGAGATGGCCCGGGAATCCGACCCATCCCCGGCCGGGTTCGCCGCGCCGGCCACCGAGGACTCCACCGTGACCCAAACCGCCACCCCATCGGCCGACTTCGCCGAGCGCGAAGCCGCGCTCGCAGCCCGTGAGCACAACCTCGCCGCCCGTGTCGCCGCCCTGGAGGCGGAAGAGCAGCGCCAGGACGCCGCCCGCTGCGCCGACTTTGCCGAGCGCCTCGTCACCGAGGGCAAGCTGCTGCCGCGCGAGAAGGACGGCTTCGCCGCCTTCCTGGCCGCCGTGCCCGCCGAGACCACCCTGAGCTTCGGCGAGGGCGACGGCAAGACCGAAACCACCGGCCGCGCCTGGCTGGAGGCCTTCGCCGCGGCGCTGCCCCAGCGGGTGGACTTCGGCGAGTTCGATCCGGGCGAGGCGGATGCCGGCCAGACTGCCGAGTTCGCCGCCCCCGCCGGGTTCGATATCGATCCCAAAGCCCTGGCCCTCCACAAGAAGGCCCTGGCCCACCAGAAACAACACGGCGGCGACTACGTGGACGCCGTCAAGGCCGTGAACTGAGGACCCCATGAGTAAGCAAGCCTTCCCCGTTCTGACGTTGACCCGAACCCTGTCCGGCACGGTCTCCGCGAATCGTTTCGTCACCCCGGCCGGCGCCCAGGCCGGCGCCGACGCCAATACGCTGGGCGTGACCCGGTCGGCCGGCGTCTCCGGTGACGTGGTGCCGGTGGATGCCCTCGGCACCGCCATGGTCGAGGCGGGCGCCGCGGTGTCCGCGGGGGCCTCGATCAAGTCGGACGCCTCCGGCCGGGCGATCACCTGGGCCTCGTCCGGCGCAAAAGTCGGCATTGCCCTGGACGCGGCCACCGCCAGCGGCCAGATCATCGAGGTCTTCCTCATCCCTAACGTGGCCTAATCGGAGCCCCTCATGAAGCAAATGACTCCCGGCGCGGTCCGCGTCGTCGACCCCGTCCTCACTCAGGTCGCCCAGGGCTACCGCAATGCCGCCATGGTCGGCATGAGCCTGTTCCCCGCCGTGCCGGTGGGTCAGCGCGGCGGTCAGATCATCACCTTCGGCAAGGAGGATTTCGAACTCTACGCCACCCGCCGGGCTCCCGGCAGCAACACCAAGCGGGTGCAGTTCGGTTATGCCGGCGGCAGCTTCGCCCTGGAATCCCACTCCCTGGAAGGTGTGCTGCCGATCGAATTGCAGCAGGAGGCCCAGGCGGTGCCCGGGATCGACCTGGCGCGGATGGAAATCGCCAAGGTCCAGAACGTCATCGCCCTCCGCCTGGAAAAGGCGCAGGCGGACTTGGCGACGACCGCGGCGAACTATGGGTCCGGCAACAAGCTCACCTCACTGACCGGCACCAGCCTGTGGTCCGACGCCACCAGCAGCGACCCGATCGCCAACGTCGAGACCGCCAAGGACGCCATCCGCGCCGCGATCGGCCTCCGCCCCAATGTGATGGTCATCGGCGCCCAGGTGCTCAAGGCCCTGCGCCAACACAGCAAGATCATCGACCGCATCAAGTACACCGGCCGCGACGTGCCGACGCCTGAGCTGCTGGCCAGTCTCTTCGGCGTGGACCGGGTGCTGGTGGGCGATGCCGTGTATGCCGATCAGTCCGGGGCCTTCGTCGACGTGTGGGGTAAGAATGCCGTGCTGGCCTACGTGGATGTCTCCACCCTGGCGTCGATGGGCTCGCCGTCCTTCGGCTACACCTACCGTTTGAGCGGCTACCCGATCGTGGAGCCGGCCTACTTCGAACGCAATCCGAAGAGCTGGATTTATCCGGTCACCGACGAGGTGTCGCCGGTCATCGCCTCCGCGACGGCCGGCTACCTCATCAGCCCGGCGGTGGCCTAATCGTGGCGTGGTACATCGCCCGCGCGCCCTTCGCTCTGGACCGGGATTACCGGCCGGGCGATCGCTTCGAGACGGACGCGGACCTGTCGGCGGCCCTGGCCGCTGGCACGGTGGAATTGTGGCCGGCGGAAGGCGAGGCGCCCCAAACAATCCAGAGCGGCGCGGCAGTGGGAAACGACGAAACCCCGGCCAGGGCACCGGCGGACGCCGACCCGGCCGGGCCATCGGTCTCCGTGGCTAAGCCGAAGAAGTCCAAGCCGTGAGCTACACCACCGCCGCCTTGATGGAGGCCCGCTTCGGCACCGCCGAGCTGGCCCAGCTCACCGACCGGGTGTCCGGGGCGGTGGTGGACGCCGACGTGCTGGCCGGCGGCATCGCCGCGGCCGACGCGCTGATCACCCCCTACCTGCACGCCTATGACCTGGCCATGGTCGCGGCGGCGCCGGATCCGATCCTCGGGGAAATCGCCCTGCACCTGGCCCGGGCCGCGCTCTACGTCTCCGGCATGCCGGAGGACGTGGCGGCGGCGCAGAAGGGCGCCATGCAGATGCTCCGCGACATTTCCAGCGGCGTCATCCGCCTCCGGGTCGGCAGCCCGGCCGCCGCGGTGGATACCGGTGCCGTGGAGTATGCCGGCCCCGACGCCACCTTCACCGACGCCAGCATGGCGGGCTACTGACATGCTCGACCTCGGTCGCATCATCGCCCGGCTGCAAGACATTGAGGGCTACGCGCATCGCGTGGCGCTGTCCGCCACCATCGCCGACGCCCTGGCGGTCAACATTGCCCAGGACGGCTATCTCTGGCTCGCCGGCCCCAACGGGCTGTCCGAGCGCAACGAGCTGCTGGGCGGCGCCGTCCACCAGGAGCGGGCGCAGCGCTTCAGCATCGTCTCCCTGGTCCGCAACGTCCGCGACCCTGCCGGCGCCGGGTCGCTGCGCGACATCGCCGGCCTCCGCCAGTCCGTGCTGGACCGCCTGATCGGCTGGATCCCGGACGCGGGTTACGGCCCCATCGAGCACGTGCGCGATGCCAGCGTGAGCTGGGACGGCGCCCGGCTCTACTGGGCCGACGAATTCCGCACCCCCCACATTCTCCGGAGCCTCTGACGCATGGCCCTGAAACTCGCCAATTGCGTTCGCACCCCCCTGGCCGCCGAGGCCGAGGCGGGCGGCCCGATTATTGCCGGCGGCATCGCGCGCCGATTTATCCCCAGGAGCCCCTAAATGTCACAGCAAGCACGCGGTTCTGAAGCCCGATTCATTGCTTACGAGGAAACGGTCTACGGCCAGGCGCCCAACCCCGCCAACGGCATCGAAATCTATCTCGTTAACGAGTCGCTAAACGCCTCCCAGCCCAAGGTCCAGGACGACACCCTGAGCGGCGGGCGGACGCGATCGGAAGGCGTACTGGACAAGAAAGATGTCCAGGGTTCCCTCAGCGGCGTGGTCAATCCTCAATG